TTCTTCAGACGTGCTTCGGTTGCAGAAGATATTACGAATACTGATTACACAGGAGAGATTGAAAACTTTGGCGACACTGTGAATATTATCAAAGAACCAACAATAACTGTATCCAGTTATACAAGAGGTTCTGTGGTAAATACTCAAAACTTGGCTGACGATCAAATCACATTGACCGTTGACCAAGCAAACGCATTTGCATTTAAGATTGATGACATTGAAGAGAGACANTCTCATGTCAACTTTGAAGCATTAGCAACTTCATCAGGTGCTTTTTCTTTGAAGAGAAAATATGATGCAAACGTGNTACAAGCTTTATCAGACGGTGCAGGTNTTGCAGGTGCTGATGATGCAAGTTTATCAGGTGGTCTAACAACTACTAACTCAGCTTTAGGTACAGCATCTGCTCCTATTAACGTAGAGACAGANGATGCAGGTATCAACCTCATGCTATTNATGGCAAGAGTGCTTGATGACCAGTCTGTGCCAGAAGAGAATAGATGGTTTGTTGCACCTCCGATCTTCTACGAGAAGATGTTTCAAGCAGGTAACAAGATTGCAGAAGTACAGGTAACTGGCGATGGCATCTTCTAACCTAAGAAACGGACTTGCAACTCCGGGTACACTTGCAGGATTTACATGCTACAAGTCTACAGCTTTAAACAGCACAAGTGGAACTGATCAGGTAACAATGTCAGGCTTAGCAACTGATGCTTCTGAAAACGTTATCTTAGCAGGTCACATTTCTGCTGCAGCTACAGCGTCTCACATCGCAAAGACCGAAGTGGTACGTTCAACTGAATCATTCTCTGACGTTGTTAGAGGACTACATGTTTTTGGTAGAAAAGTTCTTAGACCAGAAGCATTAGTCCGTGGCGTCATTGATTTTGCTTAATAGGGAGGATTAACTATGGCTACTTATGATAGAACCATCACTGGTGGTGGCACAGTAGGGCATCCGGGTAATCTACCTAGACCCTATGTAATTACATCTCCTGTCTATGATGCAGTTGACAATACTTCATTAGCAGGTGATGACGTTGTTAAGTTAATTGATTTACCTGCTGATAGCATGGTCATTGGTGGAACATTAGAAGTTCTTGAAGCTTCTGGTAACGCTAATGTTACTCTTGATGTGGGTACATCAACTGACGTTGATGCTTTTGTTGACGGTGGTGCGTCTAACGCTGCCGCTGACATTCAGTTCAACCTGAAGGCTGCAGGTGGTAACATAGTTACTTCTGCTGATTCTGTTCAAGTGACAATACTTGATTCAGGATCTTCAGGAACAACTGCGTTACGTTTCAGAGTACACGCTGTAATTTGCGATATCTCTGTAAACCCTGTTGAATCTGCTACAGTTTCAACTGGAACATAAAACTATTATAGGAGAGCAGGGCAACTTGCTCTCTTATCTTTCTAAGGGGGTAAATGTCATATATGCGAGGGTAACGTATGTCATACCTAATAAGTAATATACCACACTTTAAGTGTTGGGTGCGAAAAGAATTTACACACAATCACCAAATGTATCATGGTGAATATTTACACGGACTAGCAATAGCCGTAAACACAGTACCAGACAGATGTCTAAGTTTTCAAGTTGTATTTACAGGATGTGAAAGTGATGACGATGAAAACGAACCGAACGTACACGGTGGTGCAATGTGGGCAAGGATGCCAATAACAGCACTCGTTGCTGATATACCGTACGAAGAGTGGCCGCAGAATAATGCCAACGCATTTAGCTCAGCCGTGGGATTGTAGCTCACATCATCACTCNATAGTGCGACTAGATAGAGTTAGTTCATCTCCGTGGATTTGCAAGATAGACGGAGAGTTTCATAAAGGACAATATCTATTTACTGTAGATTATACAGAGAGTGANATAGCAGATGACCCTGCACAACANAAACAAAGTCACGTATTGCAGTTGATAGANGCAGGAGATTGGACAGGCAACATCGTTGCTTTGCCAAACAACAGAGTAAGGGCAACAAGTCCTGCACTNTGGGAAACTGGTGAAGGNCCTCCAGATTTTAGACCGAGCCAGTACATACACAATGCAGAGATTCACGAAACTTATCTTGATCCTGCAATAACATTTGATAACTTATATTCGGAGAATGACAATGGCTGAGAATTTAAGCTCATTACTAAAACAATTAGCAAGCATGCCACAATTGGATAAGTATAGTTCAAAAGCTGATGAAGCTAAAATAATAAGTATAATGGGTAAAATAAATAAAGCAACAGGTGGGGGATTTACACCAAAAAGACTTAAACCCACAAAAAAAGCAGGTGGTGGCAAAGCCATGAAAAAGAAAAAGATGATGGCTAAAGGTGGCACTGCAGGTGGTAAAAAGCAAATGATGATGGGTGGTGGCAAAGCCAAGAAGATGATGAAAGGTGGTGGCAAAACCAAGAAGTACATGGCAGGTGGTGGTCGCATGAAGAAGATGATGGCTAAAGGTGGTGCTATGGGTGGTAAAAGAAAGAAGTAGCCATGACCAAGAAACGTGGGAGCATGAAAGGCTACACCATCAAGAGTGGTGACAAACGCCCTACCAAAAAGGGTGCAGGCATGACTGCTAAAGGTGTTGCTAAATATCGCAGAGAAAACCCCGGCAGTAAACTCAAGACTGCTGTAACTGGCAAGGTAAAGCCGGGGAGCAAAGACGCAAAGAGACGTAAGTCTTTTTGTGCTAGATCTGCAGGTCAAATGAAAAAGTTCCCTAAAGCAGCCAAGAACCCAAACAGTAGATTGCGACAAGCAAGGAGACGATGGAAATGTTAGCTTCAATAAACTTCTGTATGTTTAAAATACTAAACAAAATAAGTAACAAGTTCTATAGAAATTATGTAAACCAACTACATAAGTCTCAAGGGAGGTTTTAGTGTTTACTGCTCTTATAGGTCCTATAGCAAATCTAGCAGGCACTTGGTTTGAAAACAAAGTTGCAAAAACTAAAGCAGACGGAGAAGCAAAGGTTGCAGAAGCTAAAGCTCGTGCTACTGTTGCAGAGAAAGTCGCAGCAGGTGAAGTTGCATGGGAAGGTAAGATGGCAGATGCTACGGTGGATTCTTGGAAAGACGAATTTGCGTTAGTTGTGCTACTTGCTCCTGCCATACTGGTGTTCATCCCCGGAATGAGAGAGTACGTACAAAGTGGCTTTGAGGTTCTTGCTACATTGCCTGATTGGTATCAATACTTATTATATATAGCTATATCTGCATCGTTTGGTATAAAAGGTGTAGGTCAAGCAGCAAAAATGTTGAGGAAAAAATGACAGATTGGTTATGGAAAATATTTGGATGTTCAGGGGATTTATCCAAACATCGACTTCATACAACTAAGTATGAAGATTTGTGCATGTAAAGGAGTATAACATGGCAACAAAAAAGAAAGCTAAAAAGAAAAGTGGTGCAAAGCCAACTAACCCAAAGCTATATGCTAGTGTAAAAGCAGAAGCAAAGAAGAAGTTCAAAGTATATCCCAGTGCGTACGCAAACGCATGGCTTGTTCGTACATATAAAAAGCGTGGTGGTGGATACGCATAATGAGCAAACCAGAGGGGGGATTAACAAAGTGGTTTAAAGAGGATTGGCGTGATGTCAAGACTGGCAAGAAGTGTGGTCGGTCTGGCAAAGAAAAGAAAACACGCCCATATCCTGCGTGTAGACCTAAAGCCGTTGCAGGCAAGATAAGTAAACAAGAAGCAAAGAAAAAGACAGGTCCCAAAGCTGTTAAGTGGTCTGTCACGGCATCAGGTAAACGAAGAAAGAAATCAAAGACAGTATCGGCAATGATGGGTGGCATGATACACAGAGGTAGAAAAGCAGAATATGAAATATGAGTTAAGTGAATTTGTAAAGATGGTTGCCAAGCACGAGGGGATGGTGCTTGAGCCTTATAAGGATAGTCTAGGTATAAGCACTATCGGCATAGGCAGAAATCTTGAAGATCGTGGTATAACCGACACCGAGTTAGATTATATAGGTAAGACACTTGAAGATATTTTGAAGGTGGGTCTTACCGAAGAAGAAGCATATTACCTTTGTATGAACGACATAGCTATTGTAGAAAAAGAATTACTTGAAAGAAAACCTATTGTAAACCAACTTGACCAAGTGCGACAAATGTGTCTCGTAGATATGGGATTTAATATGGGTGTTCCTCGTCTTATGAAATTTGTTAAGATGTGGGGAGCTATCGAGGTGGGTGATTTCTACGAAGCAAG